GTGAACACGGCCTCGGCGACGTCCCAGCGGTGCCAGGCGATTTCGACGGCGTCGGTATCCAGCCGCGCCAGGTGCATGAAGCTGATCGCGTAGATGCTCGCGGGGCTCACGCTCGCGCCGAGGGCGCTGCTGATGGTCAGGCGCTCGGTGTCGGCGTCGATCTCGGCGCTCGCGGTGATGCGGCGGTAATAGACCGTCCCGTCGGTCAGCTCGATGCGGATGTCGCGCCGCCCGACGGCCTGCGCGATGTGGTCGGTGTAGCTGCAATGCTCGACGTCGATGGTGGTGTCGCTGGCGCCGATGGTCGCCTGCACCTCGAGGTCGCGGCCCCAGGAGGGCAGCCAGAAGCACGCCAGGCGCCCGCGGCGGCTGAAGAACCATCGGCGCATGGCGTCGATTTCGGCGCGCCCGTCGCATAGCCAGCGGTGGTTCTGCACGGCAATGGGGGTGGCGGCGATGTCGATCCAGCGCGGCACGCCGACGCCCGAGTCGATCACGGCCTGCTTCGTCGCGTATTCGCGCGTCGGGTCCTGGTCCCAGTTCGTGCGGTGCGTCATGACGGGATAGCTGCGGTATGTCGTTTCGGTCGCGGTGCTCCAGTCGGTCGCGTCCACGCATTGCCAGCGCAGGCGCCCGTAAAGGCTCGCGCCGGTGAAGCGGGACACGCTCAGGCTCGCGGGCAGGCGTGCCGTGCGTAGCGGTACCACCAGGCTGCCAGCGGGCCACGTCGCGGCGGTCGGGGCGGCGAGCGTCACGGCGCTGCTGCCTGGGGTGTCCACGACTACGCCCTCGTTCCCGGCGCCGGTGTTGCCCATGAGCAGCAGCATGTTCCCGGCGGTGTAGTCGCGCACGCTGGCGCCCGCGGGCACGCTCGTTGCCCCGGCGCTCAGGGTCGCGGCCAGCGGCTCGGCGTCCATCCATACGGGCAGGTACCACTCGCCATTGCCATTGCCGGCGAGCAGGTTCTCGGCGGTGCGCGCGGCCGCGGCGTCGAGCAGGATGTCGAACTCGAAGTAGCGGCGCGGGTAGCGGCGCAGGGCGATGCGTTGCTCGACGCCGCTGCTCGATTCGAGCACGTCGGTCATCCACTCCAGGCGCTCGAGCACGGGGCCGTTTGGCTTGAAGGGCCATAGGGTCGGCATGGGTCAGCCCACCCCCAGCACGGTGCGGGCGCGCATGCTGTTGCGCTCGAGGGTTTCGAGCAGCACCCGCTCGCCGTCGGCGCTGCTCATGTAGTCGCCGATGTTGCCGCGGTCGTCGATCAGGTTGATGCGGACGTTCTGCACGCCGCCGCCCGAGCCGCCGCCGTTGAAGGTGTGCCGGGGATCCTGCTGCGTGATGACTTCCTCGCCCCGTTGCAGGATCGCGGGCACCTCGCCGGGCTTCAGCGGCGACGCGCCGGCGATGCCCCCGGCGTGGTAGCGCGCCGCGCCCTCGAACAGCCATTGCGGCACCTGGCGCGTCGTGCCGCCCCCGCCGGCGATGCCGCCGGTGTGCTTCACGCCAGCCGCGAGGTTGCCCGAGGCGGCGGCCAGCTTCCCGGCGCCCGGAAAGAGCGTGTCCAGCAGCTGCAGGATCAGCATCGTTGCCAGGGCGCGCGCGGCGATCTCGACCATCGCCAAGGCAAAGCCACGGGCAAAGTCCTTGAGGGCTTCCTTCGCGGATTTGCTGCCCTCGGCGAGGTCGTAGAACAGGCCGGTCAATCCATCGCGCAGCGCGCCGATGGCGTCCCCGGCGAAGTCCTCCTGCATCTGCGCCATTTCCTTGCGCAGATCCTGGATTGCCCGGGTGAGGCCGCCGGCGCTTTGCGCGGCGATGTCCTGCATTTTGTCATCGAGACTGTCCAGCGCCTCAACGGCACCCGGCGCGCCCTGGCTGGCCAGCAGCTCGAGTTCGGTGCGGTAGGCCCGCAGTTGCGCGATGGCGGCGTCTCCTGCCACGCCCACGTCGTTGCGCGCTGCGCCGCCGCTCTGGTCTCCGGTGACCACACGGTTGGCGGCGTTCTGCTGCGCCTGGTCGAATGCGCCGGCCACCTCGGCGATGCGGGCCTTGAGCTCGTTGAGCCGGGCATCGGCAAGACTCAAGTTGATGAGCTTCTCGACGATCTCGACGCCCGCGGCATTGCCCAGCAGCTGGAGGTCGGCGATCAGCTGGGCGAAGCGCTCGCGCAGCTGGTTCTCGATGGCCTGCGCGTCGTTGCCCTGCAGGCGCAGCAGCTCGTTCTGCACATCCGGGAGCTGGTCCTTGACGCGCTTGTCGGCGGCTTCCTTTTCCTTCAGCTTGGCGAGGGTGTCGGCCAGCGCCGCGGCCCGCTCGCGCTCGGCTTGCGTGGCGCCGAGCTGCGCGAGCTGGTAATCGACCGCGGCACTCTCGGCTTTGCCGTGGGTGGCAACTTCTTCTTCGAGCTTCGCGATCAGATCACTGATGGCCTTCTGGCGTTGCTCGGCGGCGCGCGCGGCCTCTTCGCTTGCACGCGCCCCGGCGCGCAGCGCGGCGGCTACCTCTTCCTCGCTTATTGCCTGCTCATCGGCGCTGTCGGCGGCGTTCTCGCGCGTCTCGGCCGTCTTCTCGGCGGCAGCGCCGCCCGCCTTCTGCGTCGCTTCGAGGTCCTCGTAGGCGTTGATCAGCCCGTAGACCTTTTCGAGCTCGGCGTCGATCTGGGCTATCACGTCGGGGCGGCGCGGGTTTGCCTGCGAGCGGCGCAGCTGCAGATCGGTCAGCCGCTCGTACAGCTCTTCCAGCGTCTTCTCGCCGCCGGCGCCGCCGAGGAACGCCGCGATATCCTCGCCCAACCCGGTGAGGAAATTCCCGGTGGAAGCAACCGCCTGCGCGGTCCAGACCACGGCCGTGCCGATGCCCCGCACGAAAGAGGCAATGCCCTCCGCGGTCTCCTTCTGCTGGGCCAACTCGACGAGATCCCCGGTCAGGTCGTTCAGCGGGCCGAGCAGCTCGGCGGCGATGGCCAGGCCAAGGCCCTGCGCGGCCGTGCCGAGATCATCCAGGTTGTCATTGAACTGCATCGCCTTCGTGGCGGTGTCGCCGGAGATCACGCCGCCGAGGCGTTCGAGCTTGTCACCGAGCTCGTCAATGCCGGCGCTTCCCTCGTCCACGAGCGGCAGCAGATCGGCGGCCGATCGACCGTAGATCATCTGCGCGAGCGCCGCCTTCTGCGATTGGTTCTGGACCCGGTTCAAGGCGTCGGCGATTCGCCCGAACTGCTCGTCGGCGGGGAGCCTCAACAGCTCGTCGGCATTCAGCCGCAGCACCGCGAACGCATCGGCTGCCTTGCCGGTGCCGTTGGCCGCCTCGGTCACGCTGCGCGCCAGCTTTTTCATGCTGGCTTCGAGGGTCGCCTGGGAAACATCCGAAAGCTTGGCCGCGTACTGCAGGCGGGAAAGCGCCTCGGTGGTCACGCCAAGCTTGTTGGCGAGGATCCCGGTGGCGTCCGCGGCATCGATGGATTTCTTGACCAGCACCGCGCCAAAAGCCACGCTGGCCGCCGCCAATGCCGCGGCGGCGCGCGCGGCCGATCCCGCCAACCCGCCGAGCCCCGCGCTGATGCGCTTGCCGGCAGACTCGCCGGCGTCGCCGGTGTCTTTCAGCTCGCGCTGCAGCGCGTCGAGGCCGGCCTTGATGTTGGCCAGCTCGGCGGTGATCTTGACCTTGAGTTCGGTTTCACTGGCCACTGGCGTCGATTCCGGCGAGGAATTTCTTGAAGTCTTTTGCCTCGGCCCAGGCGGCGCGGGCGATCAGCGCCAGCGCGCGATGCTCGGCGGCGCGGGCGCGGTTGGCGGCGGTCAGGTATGCGCGCACCTGCGCGAGCGTGTAGCCGTGGATGTCGCGCCGGTCATGGCCGGCGGCGATCAGCGCCGCAAGGGAATCGGCCCACGTCCAGCCGGGGCCTGCGTCGCTGCCTTCGCCCGCGCTCGCTGAAGCGTGGCCTGGAAGTGCGGCAGGACGCGCTGGACGAAAAAATCGCTGTTGAGCTCCACGACCTGCGCGAAGAGGTCCACGAACTCATCGAGCGTGCCCGAGGCGATGACCTCGAGCGGTTGCCCCGTGGCGACCACCACGGCGTCGATGAGCGTGTCGCCGTGATCGGCGGCCAGCGTGATCAGCTGCGCGGCGCCGAGGTTGCCAACGTCGATCGACGTGCCGTCGAGCGTCTCGGTAACCTGCTTGAGCGCCCGCATCAGGGGCGGGATCTGGCCGATGGTCAACGGGCGGATCGTGAATGTCTGCTGTCCAATGCGCACCTCGCGTCCCTGCGGGGCGATCACATCCAGGTCATCGGGTTGCATGCGGGGCGTCCGTGGGGGCTCGGGATCAGTCGGCAATGGTGGTTTTGAAGTACTGGCTCACCGTGGTGCCGTTCTTGCTGGTGTCCTTCAGCACCTCGCCGGCCTGCACGCCGGCGTAGTAGTCCTCGCCGATCAGGTCCAGGCCATCGGTAGCGCCGAGCTTCACCCGGTACAGGTGCACCAGGGTGGGCTTGCCGCTGCGCGCCTCGTTGAGCCCGTCGAAAAAGAACTCGTATTCCTGCGAGGCGTTCAGCAGTGACTCGATCGCGTGCGAGGCGAGCTTGGTGTAGGTGACCACCAGTTCCTCGCCGTCATACAGCGCGGGCGCGGCGGTCAGCGTGATGCCGCCGGCGCTCACGTCGTAGTCGGTCGTGACGACCAGCAGCGCCTTGCCCACGTTGCGGAAGGTTGCCGTGCCATCCACGGTGGTGCCACCAACGGTGGTGCCGAAGCTCGGCGGCGAGCCGGCGCTGGTGCCCGCGATGGTGCACTTGTACACATAGCCGTTCGGCGCGGCCGGCAGGTAGTAGTCGTCGACATCGTAGGCGGTGCTGTTGGCGCGCGCGGTGGCGGCGTTCTGCGCATGCTCAACGGTGACGCTCGCGGCGGTGTTGATCGGGTAGTCCGTCACGCTCAGGCCGCCGGCATAGGCGGCGCCGACGTTCTCGTCCGTCACGCTGCCCGCAGTAATGGCGTTGGTGTCGCCGAACACGGCGCGCGCCAGGTTGGCGGCGCTGAGATCGTGCACGGTCATGCTGAACTCGCACGAGGCGATGCGGCGCACTTCGTTGTAGTTGCCGCCGCCGACCTGCGTGTAGTCCTTGAGCTGCTTCTTGTCTTCGCTGATCGCCAGGCGCAGCGCGCTGCAGTTGCCGACGAACGCCAGGGGCCCGTCGGAGTCCTTGATCCGGGCGTGGATCTTGCCGACGCCGATGTAGCTGTAGTCCGTCATGCGATTATCTCCTGATCAGGGCACGCCGCGAACGACGGTGCGCGTGGTGAAAAACAGCGAGTAGTACGCGTACCCCGAGGAGTACGCCGGGCCGGACCCCTCGGCCATGCGCAGCTGGTCGAATCCCGTGCCGGGGCGCCACCCGCAGAGTGCTTCGAGCACGGCATCGATGACCGGCGCGGCGTCGGCGGCGGCTGGTGCGCCGTCGTCGAGATTCAGTCCGCTCACGAGCCGCTGCTTTACGATCACCGCCCAGCGCTGCTCGATCTGCTGCACCAGGCCGGAGCCGACTTCCTGCGCGGGCTCGTAGCCGTCGAAAACCACGTAGGCTGCGGGCTCGGTTTGCGGCGTCTCGACGATCGCGCCACCATCCACCGCGGTGCCCACGCTCGCCGTGAGGCCGGCGGCGGCGAACCGCGTGCGCAGCCGCACCACGATCAACGGGCCGGGATCCAGGAATCCCATGCTCAGGCCACCGCGAGGCGCACGACCAGGCCGTCATCGGCCAGCACGCGCTGCACGCGATAGCGCTGGCCGAGCACGGTGACCTGGTCACCCGCCACCGCCGCCTGCGCCAGCTCGGCACGGCGCACGGACAGCGCGCGCGTGCGCTCCACGTACTGCCCGGAGGCGTCGGGCACTTCGGCGCCCTCTTCGAGCATGGCATCGACCTCCACCGCGGCGCCGCTGGCATGCTGGTACGTGGCCGAGCCCTCGCCGAGCCGCCGCAGGCAGGCGGTGGCCGCGGCATCCGCAGCGGCGCGAAAGCTCATCAGGTCACCGTGCCCGGCACGCCCGTGAACTTGACCATGAACGAAGTGACGCCGTTGCCGGCCGCTTCCCACGCGATCGCGGGCGCGCCGGTCACGTCACCGGTGGCGGGCGTGGCGGCGTTGTCGTCGAAGGCGTTGGCGGACGCGTCCCAGGTGAGGTTCTCGCCCTGCGCGATCACGGCGCCGGAGACCTTGGGCACCTCGAAAACGCCAGTGATCTGCACCGCTCCCGTGGCACTTCCGGCGATGTCGACCAGGGCAACGCCGAGGATCTTGCCGATGCGCACCACGGCGCCGGCCGTAACGGCCGATCCGCCGTTGGTCCAGTCGATCACTTCGCCGGGCTGTACGTAGTTGTCTGCCATCTGAGGCTCCCTAGAGTCTGGGGCCGGCGAGCCGGCCCGGGTTCAATGTTCCGTTGGATCAGGCGCCGGCGTGGGTGGTGGCGCCGCGCCAGTCGAGGGCGGCCACGCCGAAGTCCAGGCGCACCTTGTAGCGCGCGCCGTCCACCTCGAAGCCGTTCTGCAGCTCGAGGTAGGGCTCTTCCTGGCCGTCGAGGAAAGCCACCTCGAGCACCGGCGCCTCCATCGGGTCGGCAAAGGTGTAGAAGCGCGTGCCGGAAAGGCGCGGCGTGTCGATCACGTCGCGGAACAGACCGCGTACCCGGTTGGGCATCTGCAGCTTGTTGGCGGTGTCGGGGTCGTACTGCGCGTCGTTGATCACGCGCGCCGTGCCACCGGAGGCCATCGGCACCAGGATCACCGCCGGGCGCAGATCCAGGTAGTCATTGCCCGACACATCGGTCTGCGAGGCCATGAGCACGCGCGCGCCCTCGACCGTCGTGACCGACAGCGCGCCGGCCGCGCCCACGTTGGCGTGGGTGGCGTCGAACAGCGGGGCGGAACCCACCGTCGGGCCGAGGCCGGCGTTCTGCGCCAGCAGGGCATAGACCGCCGCTTCGACGGTGCGCGCTGCCGCGCGCCCGAGGCTGGCGCTCAACCCGATGAACGCGCCCAGGTCATCGTTGATGACCGCCTGGCGCGACAGGTTGATGATGTTGCCCTTGGTGGTGGCGGCGATGCTCGCCTTCTGGCCATCCGGCACGGCCTTGTTGGTGAACTCGCCGAGCTCGTTGACGGTGTCCAGGTTGCCGAAGCTGCCGACCTGGTAGCGGTTGTGGGCGCGAAAGTCGCTCACGGAACCGCGGGCGCAGAAGCGCGACCAGGTGAGGGGCGCCACGGCATAGGCCGACTGCAGGGACTTGTGCATCGCGTTTTCGAGCAGGATCGGGAAGTCCGACGTGCCCTGCGTGAATGCCGCCGCGACGATTTCCATCTGGCTCATGCCGGCGTGGCGCACGCCGGCGCGCTCGAGCGAGGAGCGCGCGATGTCGATCAGCTTCGCGCCGCGGAACGGGTTGCCGTTCAGCGCCGCGCGCGTCTTGTCATCGGCCATGCCGGCGCGCGCCAGGATCGCCGCGGAAGCGGCGGCCTTGCGCTTGTCCAGCTCATCCTCGATGACTTCGGCACGCGGGTGCGCGCCGGCGGGGTTGGCCGGCGCCGCGTCCGAGCCGAGCTTGGCGAGCAGCCGCGCCTGGATGTCCTCGAGCTTCAGCGCCGGGTCTGCCAGCACCTCGGTCTGCAGGGCCTGGATCCCGTCGCGGGCGAGGAACGGGCTGAACAGCGCCAGCACGTCCTTGTTCATGTCGGCGGTACGGGCGAACGGCACAACGGCCGCCTCGACGGGAGCGGCGACGGGTGCCGGGGTGTTGCTGGGCATGTTTGCCTCCTGAGCAGTGGCGGCGGACTGTGCCACCGGTGGGTTGACAAATCGGGAGAGGTCGAAGCTACGCGCAATGGATGCGGCAGCCTGCATCGGGTCGCTGACCGTGTCGGCGAAGCCCTCGGCCACGGCCTCATCGGCCGAGTACCAGTGATCTTTTCCGTCGGCGAGCAGCGCCAGGCACGCATCCAGGGACTTGCCGCTCTTGCCGGCGTAGGCCCAGGCCATGGCGCGGGCGTAGCGGTCGAGCACATCGGCCTGCTCGCGCAGCTCGACGGCATTGCCCGCGGCGCAGATCCACGGCGCGTGGATCATGAGCTGCGCGTTGGCGGCCATGGTGAGCGTGTCGCCTGCCATGGCCAGGTAGCCGGCGCAGGAAATGGCGACGCCATCGACGTGCGCATCCACGATGGCGCGGTGGCGCTTGAGCGCGTTGTAGATCGCGATGCCATCGACGACGCTGCCGCCGTAGGAGTTGATGCGCAGCGTGATGGTCTCGACGTCGAGCGCGGCGATGTCGCGCACCAGCTCGGCGGCGATGACGCCGTTTTCGTCCCAGCGGTCACCGATGTTGCCGTAGACGTAGATCTCGGCCATCGAGGGCTTGTCTGCAGCCGCCGCGCGCGCCTTGATTTCGTACCACCGGGCCGCCGTCGTCAGATCAGGCATCGGGTGAATTCCACACGTTGTGAATTGCGATACTCATGCGGGCAGAGAATGCACGGCGCGGATTCTCATTTCTGGCGATTATGAGAATTTTTTGGCGCCGGCTATTCAATGGTGCCGGCCACGATCACCAGGTTGGTCGAGAACCAGGTGCTCTTCTTGCCCGCGAGCGTGACCTGCGTTTCGAGGATGGCGGGGCCGGTGTAGGTGATCAGCGCCGTCGTGGCCGCCGGGAACACGTGCTCCACCAGGCTCGCAGACCAGTCGGCGCCGCCGGCTTCGATCTGCGCCACGGGGTCGAACAGCGGCTCGCGCGTAGACGCCGCCAACAGCACGCTCTTCACGTCGGTGGCTGCCGACATGTCGAAGGTGGCGGCATCTTTCTTCAGCGTCTGCAGCAGCGTCACGTCATCGCCGGTCACGAGGGTGATATCGCGCATGGTCAACAGGTCTCCGCGGTGATCTGGGTTGATTGCAGGTGCGCGCCGAGCGCGATGCCGTTGTCGGCGGAGAGCCTGGGCGCGGCGAGGTCGGACGTAAGGGCGACGTCCAGGTGTGCGGACAACGCGAGCAGCACGTCGGCCGATGGCTCGCCAGTGACCAGCACCACGGCACCGCCCGCACCCACGGGCACGAGGCCCTGCAGCGCGACCGCGCGGGCATCGAGGCTCACGCCACGCGCTCCACGGTCACCACACCAGCAGCTTCTTCGATCGTCTGCTCGATGCCGCCCGCCTCTCGCGAGGTGGTAGAGACGGTCAGCGGTGCGCCGATCACGAGCCCGTGGATCTTCGCGAGCGCTTCGAGCATGTCCGACTGCTCTACGCTCAGGCCGGAGCCGGAAGCGACGGTGATCAGGCCCGCCGAGTTGCCCACGATCAGGCTCACCTGGTTGACGTTCTTCACGTCCCCGATGTTGTGGTTGGCCCCGATGCACTTCACCGTATAGGGGCTGCCCGTGTCTTGGAATGTGACGGTGTAGCCGTTGATGATCTCGAACGTGCGGGCGTAGGTCACGCCGGCCAGCGTCACCTCGGTGTTGTGCCGGTGCGTGTCGGGGAAGGCGATGCCTTCCTCACCATCCTCGATGTCCTTCAGGGCGAGACGGAGAACGTCCACGTCCAGCTCGTACAGACCCGGGGACAGGCAGGTCAGATCCGCCTGCGGAATGGTGATGACCTTGGTCGCCCAGTTGATCGAGATGGCCACGCGTCAGTCGTCCGGTACTTGCGACACGGGGATAGACGTGCTCGCGAATCCCATCTCGAACTCCAACTCGATGGCCTTGTATAGCGGCGCAGCGGATGCCTTGTGCACGCGCAGGCGCAGGTCGAGCGGCAGGTCTTCGGCGGTGTAAGCAAACGTCGCCGCGCCCGTCACGTCGGCCACCCCGGTGGCGACCAGCGAGCTGTCGGAGACGCGCTCCACGCGCCAGCGCGAGTCCTGCACCATGCCGCTGATCCCGATGGACGGGACGCTCTCAGGTTCGATGTCGACGGTGACGCCGAAGTCGTAGGGCGACCAGCCAGCAATGCCCGCGCCGGCTGCGCCAGTCGCCGACTCTGCTGCAGACACCAGTGCAAGACCTTCGCCGGGGCGGATCGTAATGCCCGCCTTGCGAACGAACGGATCGTGCAGTTTGTGGCGCGCGCCGGAGAGTGTGTCCGGTATCGTGCCCGCCATGCCAGACACGATCATCTCGGGGAAGTACGTCCGATAGACCGGGCCGAGGAAGTCCTTCGTCTTGAGGTAGTTGAAGTTCTTGGGCGAGCCGCCAGACGAGTCTGCCAGTGCGTTCTCTGGCATGCCGAAGGGCAGGATCGCCGCATCAACGTAGAGCTTCATCCACGAACTCGGATCGGGCGAGGTCGAGTCCATCTTGATCGGCGTGATCTGGTCAGTCGCCAGCCCTTCCAGCACGGCACCAATCGGCACCAGCTGGAAGTACGGGGTACTGGTGTCCCCGATCTCGTCTATTCCGATGTCGCGAAGGATGACCGTCTCGCCGCTGCCCGCCTGATTCTCGATAGCGAATATCGCCCCCTCTGCAGAGTGGACGAACGTGATGTACTCGACATGGTACGTTCGGTTCGGCGTACCCGTGCGGACGATGGTGGCGCTCACCTTGATAGGACTCGTCCTGCGGAACTCTGGGTCAGCACCGGGGTAGAGCGCGATGCCTTCTCCCGCGCGAACTACCAGTCCTTCGACGGCGCTATCTTTCCGCTTGCGGAAGAAGCTGCCGAGCAGGGTAGGCAGGGTTTTCTGCCGGGCTTGTGTCTGGTACGCGATTGAACTGGGAGTCAAACCAATCTGCGCAGGCACCGCACGGATGGGCACGCCGGGAGACGCTACCGTAGCCCGAGTCACGACGCGCACCGTGCTCGGCCACGCGCTGGCGTCGGTGTCCAGCTTGATCGGCGTCACCAGATCGCCACCAGCTATCGTTCCACGCCCAAGGCGGAACCTTCCACGGTCATTGGTGTTGCTAAAGGTCACCGCGTTGGCAGCGGGCGCGATCAGAGGCGACAACTCGAACCCGTGGAGAGTGAGCTTGCGCCCACTCCCGTTCGGGTTGACGATGGCGAGGATCGCGTTTCCGCTAGACGACTGCCAGCGTAGCTGCCCAGCGATGCGGTACTGATGCCGGGCCATTAGGTGGAGGCCAGCGTGAACTCGATGAAGATGTCACACACGCCCACCGTCGTCGCGCCAGTGTGGCGCACGTCGATGCCCTGACCTTCGCGGAGAACGATCGGCTCAAGGTCGCCGTCCCCGGTGGCGCTGTCCCAGATGCAGTTGAGCGGAACAAGGCACTCGAACTCGTCACTAGTCGCGCCGGAGGCCGCCGGCTCGTCGTTCGACCACACAAATGTGCGCAGCGCCACGTCCGAGGTCTGCGTCACCGTAGCGCCCGTTGCTATCGCAACCTGTGCCGGCATCGCCTCGCTGGCGGTATCGTGCTTGGTCGGCGTCACCGCAGTACCAGCAGACTGCGCGCTGGAACGCTTCAGCGCCCACGTCGTGAGTACGCCCGTGACGGCAGCGGTCTGGTTGTTCAACACCCAGATGCGCTTGATACGCACGATACGGCCGGAGCCAGACCCGTTGAGGATCGCCGCCATCGACTTGTTGTTGCCGAAAGCGGTGGCGAGAAAGCCTGCTGTGTAGGTCTGTGCCATGTTCTGTTACTCCGTTGCCATGATTTCTGCGGCCCGCCCAGCGGCGACGAGGCCAAATTGTTCGAGCGCCTGCAATCCTGCGATCACATCCTCGTCGTCGCTCCGCACTTCCGTCGCCGCTTGCAGCAACGCCATGAAGTCCTCCAGCAGCACGCTCTCTTTCGCAGCGGTGCGAATCGCCAGCCGCTCGGGCGTGGTGAAGCGGCGAAGGAACGCAAGCTGCGTCCACACAACGACGTTGTTGGCTCCGGTGGACACGACCGCGCCTACCTCGTCCAGCGTCACGTAGTCGGCACCGGCATAGGCCGAGTCGAACTGGTAGGGCGGTATCGGCTCGGGCGCGGTGTACTCCGCTACGGTCATGACCGGAGCAGCAGTACGTTGGATGCGGTAGTTGGGCATGGTGGACTCCTTACGCGTCCGACGTGCGGACAGCCGTCGCCGACCCGCCGCCACTGCCAAGCGTACCCGTCGACTCGAACGTCTTGATCGGCGTGCCCCCACCATCCCGCACGCGGATGTAGAGGCTCACATCCGAACCGGGGTAGATGCCGGTGAACGCTTCGCTGGTCGCGCCCGCGAGCTTGTCGATGGGAGTTGGGAAGCAGTTGGCGCCATTTGCTGCGCCATTGCTGCTGAAGTCGTGCGACGTGATCGTGAAGGTCTTGGTGCCGGTGTTGTAGGCGCTGTACGGGTGGCGCGTGTATGCCCCGGTGGAGCGCGCGATACGGATTGTGCCGGTGGAAGGCAGCCACGTCGGGATCGCCTCGTTGACGACGACCGAGGTCACCGCCGCGCCCGACAGTGCGCCATTCAGGGTGAAAAAGTTGGTGTCGATGGCCCCGGTGTCTTCGGGGGCCACCAACACATAGTCTTCGGCGGACACAACGCCGCCCACCGTGAAGGTGACGTAGTTGGGCGCCTGGCGCAGCGTGTTGGTCAGATCGAACAGCTTGTCGTTCGCGCTCAGGTCCAGCGCCTGGACGCCGAAGCCATACCCGCCGATGAGTGCCGAACCGGTCGAGACGCCGCAGAACGGAAAGCTCAGCGCACGCTCGGTGACGGTGACGTTCACCTGGCAGGTCGCAGCCGACGTGCCGCCGGTGATGACCTGGTTGTCGGTCGGGGCGACACCGGTGAGCAGCTGAATCCACATCTTCGTGGGTGCGGTGGTGCTGTTGATCGCCAGCATGCGCCCAGTGCCGCCGCTCCACGACACGGCCTCGACGGCAGAGAACGTACCCGACGCCGTGTCGGTGGTGATCTCGTGCGTGATGCCCCGGAACAGTTCGCCGTTGATGCCGTAGACCGTGCTGGCAGAGCCGCGCCGAGTCAGCCACTTCATCCGCTCGTAGAACGAGTTGATGCTGTTGGCGCCTTTGTCCCACTCGGAGTAGTAGTTCTCTGGCGTGCCGCTGTTGTCGACGTCAATCGCGCGGTAGCCTTCGGTGTTGCTGATGTCGGCGATGGCCGCAATGGTCGCGATCAGGGTGGCGTTGTTCAGGTCATCGGCGTAGGTGAGCGGCACGACGTTCACACCGCGGCCGGTTCCGTTGACCTTGAACTCGGAGTAGGTCTTGCCCCACTCGCGGGTCTGGAACAGGAGCTTGCGCCCGTCGATGTCGGCCCCGCCCGTGCGCACCTTCACCATGAAGCGCGCCGAGATACCGTTCGCTGCGTCAGGGCTGGTGCCCTCGGCACTGCCGCCGAACGGGACGCTGTTCCAGAAATCGTTGGTGATAAGCGCGCCGTTCTGCACAATCTCGACGTGGCACCCCGCGTTGGCAACGACCTGCACGCCATCGTAGATCACATCGCCGCCGGCCTGGATGATCGAGCCGCCGTAGATGTGCTCGGCACTGGTGTCGTCGAGGTTGAAGCCGTTGATCAGGTTGATGATCGTGTCGAACGACTTGTCAGAGGGGGTGTCCCGCGTGATGTCCATGTAGTCGTCGCCGGCGCTGCTCGCGTCATCGGCGAGGTCTTGCAGCCAGCGGTGCAGCTCCAGCACGGTGTAGTACCCGGCACCCGATGCCGCGTGTGCGGCACCGATGTAGCGGATGTCCTTGTCGTTCTGGATCTCGAAGTCGGTTGCGATGGTCATTTGTCATGCTCCGTTGCGGTGTTCGTGTCGCGCCCCTGTGGCGCGGCGCGCGGGCGCCCGCGCCGGTTGCGGCGCTTACCTCGAGCGGCGCCCGCCCGGCGCTGTTCGAGCTCGGTGCGGGCGACGATGAGCGAGAACAGGCACAGCCCCATGCCGGCGGCGCAGAAGATGACCGCGAGGACGTTGGCGAGCACCGCGTTCATAGGTGGTGGACCCCGCCGGCGGGGAGCCGGCATTCCTTGTCGATCAGCTTGTCGTGCACCTCGTCGATGCGGCGATGCACGCGCTTGAACTCGTCGCGATGCTCCCTGTGCACGTCGGCGTGCTCCTTGAGTTCGGTGCGGATGTAGTCGATGTGCACGCGCAGGCCGACAACGGTTGCCATCGCCGAGCCGGCGCTGGTCACGATGGCGGTGATCACGATCAGGATCAGTTGCTCGGTCATTCGCCGGAATCCTTAGCGGCGCGCGGTGCGGTGCCTACGCGGCGCGCCGCGACCATGCCGCCGATCGCTTGCGCGACCTGGCTCACGGCGCGCTCGCCAAACCAGAAGCCCAGGCTGATGAGGTTCAGCTGGAACAGGCCCTCGACCATGCCTTTGTCGTAGGTACCGGGGTGGAAGAAAACCCACAGGTAGGCGCCGGCCAGGAAGTAGGTCAGCACCGGGCGCACGCTGCCGCGCAGGAATTGCAGGACAGGGTGGACGTTGTCGCCCGATCCCTCGTAGGCGACGACGAATTGCCGGAAGCTGTCGAGCGAGGCTTGCGCCGATTTCTCGGCGATGGCGGCGATCTCGGCGCGCACCTTTTCCTGCTCGTTCTTGTCGGGGAAGCGCCGGCGGATGAAGTCGCCGAGCCCTTCGACGATCTCGCCACCCAGCTTGATCGCGGCGGTTGCGGTTGCGGGGTCCATTACTTGCGCTCCTAGCTCGGGAAAATTCGGCGCTCGACCGGCTTGTTCTGGCCGGCCTTGCGGTGTCGGGTCCAGCGGGCCACGCGCACGCCGCGCGCGTGCAGCGCGGCGTCGAAGTCGGGCCAGGCGGCGGCGGGGATCTCGCCCTTCGTGAGCTGGATCTCGGCGACCTCGCCGGAAATGGTCACGACGCCCACCACGTCGTAGTCGCGGCGCTCGTCGTCGAGCGGGGTGCTCGGGTCGCCGGGGTCCTGGTAGCCGCGCAGCGCGAGCGAGCCGTCCGGGATCGGGTCGAGGCGCACGCGCGAGGGGCGCGGGCCGTATTGCTCCACGTCGCGGCGCACCAGGTCGACCAGCTCGTCGGCGCTCACCAGGGCCACCACCACCAGGCGGCGAGGACCGTCACGCCGAACGCGCCTGCCAGGGCGAACACGATGGCGTGCCCGACCCAGTAAGGGCTGATCTCGCAGGCCTCGACGGGCAGGTTCACCAGGGCATGCACGTCCCACGGGCGGGCGCGGTAGCGGCGCCAGTGCGGGCGCATTTCGTGGCGCAGGCGGCGGTATTCGTTGCCGAGCTTGCGCCAGTTGCGCCGCACGCCGTTCAGGCCGGTGAGCGGCAGTTCGAGCGGATCGGTCACTCGTCGCCCCACACTTCGCCGGTAGCGGCGCGGGTCTCGTCGACCACGGGCAGCAGGCGCACGTCGGGCGCGTCGTGCCAGGTCTGGCCACCGTCAGTGCTGCACTGCAGGACGTCGCCCTCGTAGGTCGCGTCTTGCTGCTTGGCCGTCTCCACGGCGCCGGCGCGGGTGGCGCCGCTGTGCCGCGCGAAGATGTGCCACTTCCAGAACGTGCGGCGCGCTTTGCGCCACTGCGCGGTGCCCATCGTGTCGTGCTCCAGGTGCGAGGGGTCAGGGTGCCGGCGGGCCCGGCCTCGCGTTCCGGGCACTGGCGGGGTGAGTTTCGGGACCAACCGAACCCGCCACCGCCGGCATTGCGTTGCGGGTCGATCAGCGCCGGCCCTCGTGTTCCAGCGAAAAGTGGTTGCCGTCCTTGAAACGTCCGCCCCAGGAGCCGCCGAGCCCTTCCCAGAATTCACCGAGCTCCCGGTAGTCCTCGGTGCGGGTGAGGTACACGCCGTCGCGGAACAGGTTGAGGTCGATGGCCAGGCGGATCTTGTGGTTGCTGTAGGGCGCGGAGTAGCTGCGCGTCTCGCCGTGGATGCCGTGCACGCGCGGGTCGCGGTAGGCATCGCCCAGCGTGAGCTCGTAGCCGCGCTCGTAGGCGAACCGGATGAGCTGCGCGAGCATCGGCAGCAGTGCGCGCTGTTTCTCGCCCAGCGTCATGACAGCCTCGAATAAAAGGCCCGCACGCGGCGGGCAAGGCGGGTAGCACACCCGAGGAGAACACGGAAACGCGCGCCGCGGCGGCGCGCGGGCACGGCGAAACGGCAACGGGTAATCACGCGGCACCCCGGCGCACAGGCTTGGCGGGCTCTTCATCCGGATCCGGCGCGGGCAGCGCGGACGCGGGCGCGGCGGCATTGGCCGGCGGCACGCCGGCCGCTTCCTTCGCGCGCAGCCAGCGGGCCTGCTGCTCGATGACGTCCAGCGGGTTGCCGCCGCGGCGGCGCACGATCTCGGGACCGCTGGCGTAGGCGCGGTCTTCCAGCATGCCCCAGCCGGTGACTTCCTTGACCGGATCGATCCAGGGCATCTGCGGAGCGAGGTATTCGGCGTCCGTGAGGGTGTCGGGGCGCACGCCGGCCGGCAGCTTCAGCTCGCCGCCGGCTACGGCCATGGCGATGAACGCCTCGTACACCGGGCGCACGATACGCCCGATGAATTCGCTGGCGAGCACGCCGTAGATGTTCCAGCCCTCGACCAGCTCCTGGCGCTGCGCGCTGTAGGTGCCGTCATAGGTGCGCGCGATGGCGCTGTACGTGGGGCCGCACCCGGCGGCGATGGCCTTGAGCTGGCTCGAGCGGTACGCCTCGAGGTTGGGGTTCGGGCGGCTGGTGTCGATGGTGCCGATTTCCTCGCCGGGCTTGAGGTCGTCGAAGATCATGCCCGGGCGCATGGCGAGCTGGCGCGGCGAGCCGTCGGCGGCCTCTTCGTACTGGTCCGGGCTGCCCTTGCGGATGAACGCAGCCATGCTGGCGGCGATCTTGGCGGCGATGCGCTCGGATTCTTCGTAGTCCTTGAGGTCGTCGAAGCGGTGCATGACGCTGGCGAAGATGCTCACGCCGCGCAGCTGGCGGATGCGGTTGCGGTGCGCGAGATGCAGCATATTGCGCGCATCGATGCGCTTGGTCTGGCCGAGCGCGACCAGGGACGATGCCGACAGCGGATTCTGCTTGTAGACGTGGTAGGCCACCGGGGCGCCCCAGCCGTTGAGCTCCACGCCCTGCTCGATCAGCGGGCGGGATGACTGCATGTCCAGGGGCACGAAATCCGCCTCGAGCATTTCCAGCGACAGCGGCACGCGGGTGTTGTGGCTCAGCAGCGGCACGGCACCCAGCAGCAACTGGCTGAACACCTCGCCGTCGCGCATCCACGCGCGGCAGAGCATGCGCTGCGCGCTGGGCCAGTCGTGCTGGCGCGTCACCTCGGGGCTGCGCGCCCAGTCCTTGAACAGGTCGAGGATCTCGCGCGACAGGTCGTCATGGATGGTGCCATCGGCCTTGCGCGGCTGGGGCTCGATGCCGATGCCGCCGGGCCCCACCACGTTGGCCACCAGGGTGTTGAGCACCCCGAGGGCGAGATCGTAGTTCTGCTCCATGTGCCGCGCCTGCTGGCGGATGCTGGCGCCGGCGCGCAGCACGGCATCGTTGCCGGTGCCGGTTTCGCGGCGCTGCTTGCGCAGGGTGTCGGGGCGGCCGGCCTCGTAGTAGGCCAGCAGGCGGCGCGCCTGCTGGCGGCGCAGGGCACGCACGGGCGAGTACCAGGCGACGAGACGATCCAGCACGTTGCGGTCACTCATCGGCGAAGCTCGCCTGTTGGTAGCGCGGGTAGGCCCGCGAGGTGCTGGACTGCGCGGCGATCACGGCGCTGATGCGGTCGCGCGCGGCCAGCAGTTCATCGAGCGTGCGGTATTGCACCTGGCGATCGCCCATGCGCACGATCAGCTCGCCGGAGGCGATGGCGCGGTCGATGGCGTCAATGTCTGCGGTGGTGAAGGCCATGGGCCCGGATGTTATCCGGGCGGCGCTTCCGTTTTCGGGGTGTTGCGGGAATTTCCGATGATGCGATACAGGGTGGTCTGGCTGATCTCGTAGCGGCGCATCACCTCGGCGTGGTTGCGGCCGTTGAAGTCGCGAAGCACGGCGGCGTCGCGGTAGCGGGATGCCTCGCGCCGGGTGATGACAAAGCCCCCGCGCATGGTCGCGAACATGAGCGAGACATCGTCGGCCACCTGCGCGGCCTCGGCCTCGGACACCTTCAGGCGCTCGCGCAGGCGCCGCACCAGGTGGTAGCGGAACGCCACCACGGCATCATGCTCTTCGCTCAAAGCTCCACTCCCCCGGGTGATGGCGCTTGGGCGGCGCGGGCGTGGCCTCGGGGGCGGGCGCAGGCGCCGTGGCGGCGCCGGCGGCGCGATCGAGCAGCGGCAGCGCGTCGAGGTCGCGCCCGTTCAGGTGCAGGCGCAGCAGCGCGAAGTTGCCTACCAGGCAGTCGAGCGCCTCGTTGCGCGGGCGGGTCTGCACCCATTCCTGCACCGGGCGGGTGCCGCGCACCTTGGTGACGAGTTTTTCGCCGGCCAACTGCGAAAAATACTCGTCGTCGAAATCCGCCTGCTGCGGAAAGTGCACGAAGCCCGGCCCGGGCACGGTGAGCTTGAGGCGCGAATACACCAGCGCCTTGCCCTGGTCCACGCCCAGCGGCTCGGCGGCCGCGCCCTTCTTGCGCCGCCTGCGCAGCCGCTGGCGGCGGCGAAGTTCGTCTTCGATCAACGGGCGACCCATGCCGGAAACACCTTTCGTGGGGAACGCCCAGCGCTTCTTCTCGCAGAAGGCATAGACCATGCTGGTGTTGTAGCCGGCGTCGATGCCGGCCGCGGCCGGGCGCTTGTCGCGCAGGTAATCGCCCAGGTCGTCCCACACGTCCCGCGCAGCGGTGTCGCCGGGGTGGATGACGTGCTCCAGAACCCAGGCTTCCTCGCCGGCGCCCCAGCCGACCAGCGTGGTTTCGAGGCGGTCTTTCTGCACGTCCGTGAAGCTGGTGAGCACGCGCAGCGGCAGGCGCTCGGGGTAATGCTCCAGGCGGGCGATCAGCGCCACGTCGGCGATGCTGTCGCCCTTCTCTTCCCAGACCTCGGCTAACGTCGTGTTGATGAAGCGCTTGAGGTTGGCGGTGTCGCCGTGGCTGTCTTGCCATTTCTGCCAGAGCTCGGACCACGTGAATCCGAGGCCCAGCGGCGAGTACAGCCCGGAGAGGTGGTAGCCGCGCACGGCGCGTTCCGGGTGGCGCGGGATCCAGACGCCGCGCTCGAGCATGGCGGGCTTGTGGTGCTCTTCGATCAGCGTGCCGCAGGCACGGCAGGCGTAGCGCGTGGCGCCGGTGGCGGCGCTGTGCACCAGGCCGTAGGCGCCGTCGTCGTGGCGCCAGCGCAGCACCTGGAACTCGTTGCAGTGCGGGCACGGGACGTGGTACTGGCGCTGATCGGACTTCTCGTATTCACCCTCGATGCGGCTCAGCCCCTTGGTGGTGGGCGTGGAGACCAACAGCACCTTGCGGCGGGGGAACGTCTTGGTGCGCTCGTCGATCAAGCCGAGCGGATCGCCCTCGGCGCCGGCCTCCCACGGAAAGCGGTCGACCTCGTCCAGCAGCGCGAAGCGGATCGGCATGCTGGCCAGGCTGGCCGGGCTGTTGGCGCCGGAGAGCACCATGAGCCCGCCCGGGAAGTCCTTCATATCTTCCGCGTTCGCGGCATCGCGCGTGCGCTTGCCGCCGAAGATGGCGCGCAGGGCCGGCGTTTCGCCGAGCAGCGGGTCGAGGCGCTGCTTGACCCAGCGCTTGCGCACTTCCAGCGTCGGGAGCACCACCAGCGCGGGCGCGGGCGAGTGGTGCACGATGTAGCCGAGCCAGTTGAGGCCGACCTCCGTCTTGCCGATCTGCGCGGCGAACATCATCACGATGCGCTGCACCGGCGAACTGGCCGAGAGCTGGTCCATGATCTCGCGCAGGTACGGCGTGCGCGAGGTGCGCCACGGGCCGGGCTCGCCGCTGCCCTTGCTCGACAGCACGCGGTGCGCGTCGGCCCAGCCGGAGACCGTGGTCAGCGGGCGCGGGCGGCAGGCCCGCACCAGGCCCTGGTACAGCTCGCGCCGCCCGTTGGGCAGCGCGGTGGTGGAGCGGCGCGGCACGCTCATGCCGCCAGCTCCTCGATCCGCCGCTCCATCTGCGCGCTGATCGCCAGCAGGATCTCGCGGGCGGCGTCTTCCAGTGATTTGTGGATGGCGTTGACGTCGCCGCGGTGCGCGGCGATCTCGCCGGCCAGGCGATCGGGCAGGCCCTCCATCAGGCCGCGCAGCGTGCCGCCGAAGTCCGCCAGCACGAAGTCGATGTCCTCACGAGCAACCAGCGCGCCGGCCGCCTTGTCGATCTCCATCGCGGCCAGCTCCGCCTTGTTGCGCTGCAGCTCGACCGTGGCGCGCTTGAGCTGGTGGCCGAGCCCTTCCAGCGAAGACGGCTCTGCGGCCTCCTCAGCGCCCGCTGGCGCGGTTTCGCCCCCCTCCTCCGTGTCGCCACCGGCGCGGGCCTCGTCAAACTGCGCCTTGCGCGCCTGGTGGTGCGGCAGCGGGCTTTCCGTGGCGAGGCGCAGGCGCTGCGCGGCGACGGGGTCTATCCGCCCCTGCGCGTCGGCGTCGATGCGCCCGTCCTTGATCCAGCGCGACACGGTGCTACGGTTGACGCCGCAGAGGCGGGCGAAATCGGCCTGGCTGACGCGGGTCACTGCGCGCTGACCTCTGCTTCCCATTGTGCCAGCGCCGCGGCGAAGCGGGCGACGGCAACGGCGAGGTAGGCGCCCCAGGCGCCCTCCTGCACGGCGGCGCGCGCGCCGGGCGGCACCACGATGCGGGCCGACTCGCCACCGTGCGCACCGGACAGCCGTGCCCCGATGACGCGCTGCAGCCGTGGCGCGGGCGGCCAGGCGGGCACGAACTGGCGAATGGTGGCCGGCGCGCGCGCGGTGGCGGCACACCAGCGGACGTAGGCGCGGTAGAGATCGCTGCTGCGGCAGGGCGTGACCGGCACGGGCAGCTCGCCGGCCACCCAGGCGAGCACGAAGGCCTCGACGCCCCACGGATCCGGCGCCACGGCGCCGGGCGGCGGGTCGATGGCGACGTCTTCGGCGTCGAGCTCGGCCAGCAGGTTGACGCCGGTCTTCTCCAGGGCGATGCGGTTGGCGGTGCGGATGGCGCGCGCCGTGGGCAGCCCCGCCGCGCGCCCCGTGCGCCACGCGGCGCGGAAGGTGCGGTCCGCGGCCACCATGACATCGGCCCGGTGCGAGAGCGTGAGCGGTTCCTCGCGCGAGGGCACGGCGGCGGCCTGCGCCCGGGCGCGCAGTTCGAGGAAGGCCCGGATCAGGGCCTTCTTGAACTCGATCACCACGGGGGAGTTGCGCATCAGGGTGAGCAGGAACAGCGACTGGCCTTCGTTCAGCCAGGCGAATTCGGTTGGGCTACCTTGCGGGTTAAGTCGGATTTCAAATCCGACTTCTCCGAAGTCCGCGATGTCATTTACGTGCTTGCGCGTCAGCTTGATGACCGATGCATGGTCCATCGCCAACCCTTCCGCCACGATCAGCGAGGTGGTCATCGGCTCGGCGTGGTGCAGCTCGACCAGGGCGTTCATGCCGCACCCCCGTCGGCCAGCGCGTCGGCGAGCTGCTGCGCGTCGTCGCGCATGCCGTGGAGCGGGCCCAGGTAGAGCTCGGCAATGACCGCGCCGGCATGAACGATGCTGCCCAGGTGGCGCGGGTCATCGAGGGTGCGGGCGGCCCGCAGCAGGCCCTGGATGATTTCGAGCCCCTCGACGCCCATGCCGGCGGCATCGAGGGCGAGCCCCGCGTTGATGCGGGCCTGCCCCAGCGAAACGGTGGAGGTGGACGGAATACGGACGGATTGCGTCATGGTGGCGACTCCTGACTGAGGTTTGAAAGCCTCGGGAGTCGCTTCGACACAACCGCCCGAGGAGGCCGGGAGGTTCGAAGCCGGAGTCAGCCGGCGGACGGGTTTCCCCCTTGCGAGGTCTTGTATCGCCGTCGCCCTCCCGGCCATAACGCCGGGCACAAAAAAACCGCAAATCTGTCGGGTGCGGTGGCCGCTGACTCCGGAGCTTCGACACTCCTTGCCGGCAGGATAGGCACCCTTCGTGGCCTGGTCAAGCAGCAGATGGCGGGAGCCCCGGCGGCTGATAGACTCGTCGTTACCAGGCGACAACCTACCCCTACCGACGAAGCTCCCATGAAACCGGACCTGCAGAAACTCACACTGGAGCACTGGTGCAAAATGTTGATCGCTGCATCGTTCTCGATACTCGTCCTCGCGCTGCTCTTCCCGATGCACGGCGTGCCCAACGCGGCCGTGCAGCTGCTTGCCCTCGGCGGGCTGTGCATCGGCACCGGCGAGTGGATCAATCACCCGCTGCAGACACGCGTGAGCATCCCGGACAACCTCAAGATCACGAGCCATACGCGCCGGCTGCTGGCGACAGGCATCGTGTTCGACCTGCTCGGATTCGTGCTGCTGGCGCTGGGTGCGCGCGTGATCGTGCTCGCCCTGTAGCCGGGCAACAACGCCAGGCTGGCACGCGGCCACGGCGCAAGCCGCGGCAGGCCGGATGTCGGACCGGGTAACGCGGGTCATGCGGGGAAAACCGGCTGGCGCGGCGGCTTCCACGCATGAAACCGGGCTTCCACGCATGACTACCACGCATGGATTTTTCGCAAGTGCCTGATTAGTAACCCCTTCCACTCTTACCACTCTGACCACGCATGAACGTATACGCGAGAACACGCGTTTTTTCGGCGGACGGATTTTGAGTGTGTCGCGCGCACGCATACGAGGGGTTTCATGCGTGGTCATGCGTGGAATCCGCCAGCGGCGCGGGTTGGATGCGTGGAATCATGCGTGGTAGCCATGCGTGGTAGCGGCGTTCATGCGTGGTAATCACGGCGGGTTTCCGAGCGCTTTTTCGAAGGCGAAAAAACAGCGGGTCATCCAGCGGATGCGCGGTTCGCTGCTTTCCTGCAGCAGCGCGCGCTGGACGTCGGGCAGGTGCGACACGCTCTCGTGCATCGCGGTATCGGACGGGACCACCAGCTTGCGCGAGACGTAGCGCCCGGCGCTGGCCTCGCGCAGGTCCGGGAGCGTCTTCTGCACGCCGCCGGCCTGCCACCCGGGCAGCTTCTTGAGATAGCCGATCAGGTCCTGCGCCTTGCGCTTGCGCTCGCCGTGGCGTTCGCACCACGCCGAGTACGCCTGGTACAGGTGCGAGCCGAGACAGGGGCAGAACGGAAGCGGGTCGCCATCGGGCCCATCGATCTCGAGCGCCCGCCACTCGCGCACGAAGCGCTCTTCGTTGGAAAGCCCGAGCGTGATCAGGTCCTCCTTCGCGCTCGTCATGGGTGGGCGCGTCCAAGGCTTGAAGTCGCCCAGGTCCAGCTCGAGCAGATAGTGGTACAGCGCCGCGATGCCGCCGTTGGCGATTTCGGTGTCGACCTCGCCGAAGAACGCGTCGCCGAGCTTGGGCGGCACCCAGATGACCAGGTGACGCCGGTCATCGTTTTCCAGTGCGAGCGGCTGGCGCTCGTTGGACAGGAATACCAGGTTCATCTGGTTCTTTTCGTTGTGCGCCGCGACGTTCTTGGGGTTCACCCGCACGGTTTCGCCGGTGATGAAGGACTTGAGGCGGTTCTTGATGTGGTACAGCTCCGCCCTGGCGAGCACCTCGTCACCGACGATGAACAGCTTCGCCTCGGCCCAGTCCGCGTTGAACTTGTCTTCGAGCGCTTCCTGGCCGACGACGCGGAAGTACCGCCCGAAAATCTTGCCGTATGCCTCGAAAAAGCGGCTCTTCCCGGTGCCCTGCGGGCCGTGCACGACAATGGCGCTGTGCATCTTCGCGCCGGGGTGCTGCAGCGGATAGGCGAGCCAGCGCAGAATCCACTGATACACGGGCTCGCGGTTGTCTTCGTTCGAGCACAAGTACTCGAGCAACGACAGCAGCGCGCTGCACTTGCCCGGCACCGGCGTCATCGGCCAGCCGCCGAAGAGGTTGCAGCGGATGGTGGCGTCCTTTTCCGTGGGGTCGAACCCGACTTCGGTGTCCAGCGCCACCCG